CTGTCTAACTCATCAGGGGTGCCTAGTGGGTCTTTACTGTCCATCTCTTCAGGCTTACCAGTAGCCTCTTCTTCAGCCTCATCCTCTAACTCTTCAGCAGCCCTTTCAACCGCAGGAACTAACATCTTTAGAACTTGACCGATCTTACCTAAATCATCCGCAACCTTGGTGAAGTCCATGTAGTCCATTAGGCTGGCTTCGTTGAGAGACTCACCGTGACCAGCTTCATTGAACATCTCCTCTAAGAACACAGCCAAGTCAATGGCCTCAGCGCCATTCTTAGTCTTCAGAGAATCAACAAACTCTAAGAGAGTTTTAGCAATGATAGAATCACTGGGAGCTTGCTTTGCAATTTGAGAGATGATTTCACCCTCAGTGATGGCTAAAGTTTTAAAAGTAGGAACTTCATCTAGTTTACGAACATCAATGCCATACTTCTCGTTAAGCACGTCTAGCACATATTGCTTGATAGGCTTCTTCATCTCGTAGATGACAGTAGCAAACTTATTAATATCCTTCTGAGTAACTTTAACCTCATTCATGCTTAAGCAGTTTCCTAATAAGCTTGTAATTTGCTTCTTAGTTGCTAAAGCTAAGTAAGGTGCATCTGAAACAACTTGAGCTACTTGATGTCTGATTGAGTCAGTGTCATTTTCGAAGATCATTGAAGCTAAGTCTTGAACACTCGCGCTATCAATCCAAACACTATCAAAGTTTTTCTTGGCCTCCAATAATTCTTTCTGAATAAGCTCCTTTCTGCAAAGATGCTCATAAAGATTAGTTTTACCAATAAATTTTACTTCCAATTCTTGAGATTCTTGGATTTGATCAACAGTCATTTTCGGCAAATCAAAGCTGGTTGAGACTAAATTAATAAGTTTCATACCCGTTTTCATGCCTGCTGATTGCAGAAGATCTTCATTTTCTTTAAGGAATTCGACAAGCTGATCTTTAATCTCACTGACTCGACTAAACTCTTTAGAGGAAACAATCTTAGTTGACTCTCCAAATCTCTCAGTTTTTTCCTGAAGTCTGTCCTTGATTCTTTCGTAGGTCAATTTAGTTTCGTACATCGACAGAATCTTGTCAAACGAACCCTCAGCAGACTGATAATCATCTTCCAACAAATTGGAGAGTACAGTCATTACTTTCTTATCTGTCGCCTCTTCAAAAGCTTTTCTGTTCTCAAGAATTTCAGCATCTTCAACAACAATCTTAGAAAGCTTCAATGTTGGCTTGAAAGCATAGTTACCACTAATCACTGAACCGTTTTCGGTTAAGTAAGTTGCAATACCGTCTTCAACGGAGAACAATTCCACGTTCTCTCTCAAGGTACGGGCTAAGTAATCACCAATCTTAATGAGGTTGCTGAACTCTTTCCCACGATTTTCAATCAGATTCGTTAACATAATAAATTTACTTGTCCAAAATTATTTAGCCCCGTCTTTCGGGGATATTTTATTAAAATGCTCTTTCTGACTCATGTCTTCAAGCAACTTAATTAATTCATCATCGCATCCCGACTCAATAGCTAAAGACTTCATAGAATCATAGTCAAGAGATTCAGCGGCTGTTGGTGGGACATTCTCAGCAGGTTCAACTGGTTCTCCCGGAGGGACGCCACCTGGAGGGGGCAAAGCGCCAGCAGTGGCTTGGCTAAGAACTGGATCTTTTTGATCTTTTTCTAAGCCTTTTTTAATCTGCTCAATTTCGCTGTCGGACATTTGATAGTAGTCCTTGTATATTTTCTCGATTGGGAAAATACCTAAACCTTTAACAGCCTGAACAACTCTAGCTTTCTGCTCGTCAGTGTCCAGCATTCTCTTAAGGGCCATGTCAGATGGCGCAGGAAGTTTAATTTTTAACTTGGTGATCAAGCTTGTGGGGAAGCCCTTTAACATCAAGTGCCTCTTAGCCATGGTTTCCAAGCCTAACTCTATGGACTTTTGAATTCTAGTGATGACACGAGCAAATTTGACATCAAGTTGAGATAGATTAGCTTTGCGCTCAGGCGCCTGATCTTTTTCGACGATATAATCTTTTGGAATTTTAAGAGCAGCGAGAAGTTTGTCCCTAAAATATTTAACATCGTCAACTTCACCTAAGTTTTCAGCACCAGGAAGAGTGTCAATTTTTGTGCCAGTTCCCTTCCCATTTACAGCGATGTAGAAATCTTCATCAGCCGCTAATGCATTGAAGTTCTCTTCAATGTTACCAGTTTGTGCATTGTAACTCTTACGCTTCTTAAATTTATCCATCTGCTTCTTAATATGCATCTCAGCCTTAGAAGCAGGTAATGACCCTGTATCAATGTAGAAAATACGACGCTCAGGAGCGCGAACAAGACGATAGATAAGCATGGCATCCTCCATCATCTTCAAGCTCTTATAGGTCACTCTAGCAGCAGCAGCTACGGATTTACCATAAGGATAGTGAGTTGGGTCCGAAGTGTGTAATCTAAAGTGAATAATTTGACCAGGATCTAGATTAATCATCCTGGCGTCATTCAGGTCTGGACCTATAGAGCCATACGTGGTATAATCATTCTTTTGAGGTATCTCTTGTAGGAACTGTTTAAGGTAACCAAACTCATCCTCCACCCTAAAAATATAGTTAGGGTTAAGAATTTTAACACGCTGAATGCCCCTTTTAACATTGTTTAAATCAACAATTGTCTCTAAGAAAATATCACCATACTTAACGACGTTCCTAGAAATGTCCCAGAGATAACGAACCATGTTTGTCTCCTCAAACATGCTCTCAACCTCTTGCTTGGACATTTCATCATCAGTCACAACATTCCAAGGTGTCCCATCGATGTTTTCCTGTGTGCAATCATCGCTATAGATATCAAACGCAGATGAGATCTCTGGATATCCATCCATGTCCTCATATTCTTTGTATCGTTTCTTTCTGTCAAATTCAACCTGAGGAAGTATAGGATAATAAGTTTTCTTATGCCCAAACTCAGCCGGAGGAATCTTGATAACATCTTTAGACTGAAGCGTGTCGCCAGCCAACGGCTTTGGCGCATCAACAGACTTTTTTGTGATCGGATCTATGTATTGGTCGTCCTTATAGTCTTCTACCTCTCTTGCAAAAAACTTTTTAAAGAATCTACCAAGTAATCCAAATGGTTGGTTGTACGGTCTTTGCGGATCAGCAAATTGAGTGTAACCCTCACCACCTTCTCTTAATTTCTTAGAAGCCATTCAATATTCTCTTCAGTTAATTCATCGCTAGATGTCTTCATCTTATATGTATGAGCGTTACTAATACCCGGCGGCATATAAGTTTTATCTTCTGCCTTTTCTATGAAAGCATTCCCTCTTAAATTGTTAAAAGTGTCGATAGCCGCAGCAAATGACATGATTAAATCATCGTGACAGTTAGTGTCTGGCTTAATTCGACCCGTGCCTGAGTCAATAATGAAGGTTAAAAGCTCATTTACAAGCCTATCAGAGTTAATTAAAACTTTACCTGCTCGAATACTGTGCTCTAAGTCGGCAAGTAAATTTTCCTTGTTTTTCTGGGTAATCATAATTCCGATCTGTCTTTTGCTGTCCATGACCAGATTCTCATACTCTAACTCTTCCTGTAAGAAGTAAATTAGATTATTACCAATACCATTTCTTTCGGGACACACAAATGCGGTGTTGTAAAGCCTGCCCTCATCTGCTATAATCTTTGCAAACTCATTTATTGGAGTTCTGTTTGAGTAAAACTCAGCAACCTGCTTACCATTATAGATGTCAATAATATGGAAGGCTGAATAATCTCTTTCACGCCCAATAGAGGGGTCAGCAGCTAACACATATTCGTGATTTGGTTGTGGATCCTCCCAAATTCTCATTCTATTGTTGTATTTAATCCAGTAATCTTGACTGCAATTTTCTTTCAAGTTTCTAAGAATCTCACCTTCAATATATGTTTCACCAGTTCCCAAGAAACTTGCCTCGTATTCTTGTAACCACTCTTTGTAGCTATGCTTTCTTCGAGTTTGTTCTTCCCATTTGTCTACATTTATCGGTGGGTTGCATGATTCCATCTGCTCATATAACCAATCAAAACCTTTCTGACGCTTATACTCTGGGTGCTCTTGCCATTTAATATCAATAGGGTGGAATCCATTGTCACCCTCTGTGGCTTGAGTGTACATTTTGTGAAACCAATTGCCGATACCGTTAACTGTAGAAAGGCAAACGACTCGACCACCCGTTGATGTTGTCGGTCCTACCGCTGCCCAGATTGTATCAATGTGTTCAATGAATGCTGCCTCATCCAAAATAAGTAAGGAAGCGGATATAGATCGTCCTGATTGTTTTCCCGAAGCCTTGGATTGAATAGATGACCCGTTTTCAAAAGAAAGTGTGTGATCATTATCTCGTGTTGTTTTGGGTTTCATCCAAAAGGGTAACTCTTCGTACATAATCTTAATACGAGAAATAACTTCTTTAGCCTCAGCATCTCCTTTTGATAGGACAGCAACTCTTTTGTTTGTACCAAAAATACAGAAGTGCAGAGCATAGGCAGCCATTAAGGTTGTACATCCTGCCTGTCTAAATTTACGTAGAATGGTAAGTCTGTAGTCTTGAAACTCATCTAAGATACGAGCCTGAAATGGATAAAGTTTAAAGTTGACAAGACCACGCATTGGGTGTACAACCTTAATGTAATTGTTTGTAAAATATTCGCAATCACGAGAACATTTTTTAAATTCTTTTGCGATCCTTTCAAGGTCTCCGCTATTATTATTCATGATATTCTTTTCTGTTTGTAGTAGGTCAGGTAAACAACCTAAGTCCCTAAAGAAGCTTATTGATTACTGTGACAGTAATGAAGCCTTAGGCATCAATGTTACTTATGACGCTAATTCTATTTATGAAGGACATAAACAGAACATTACATTCTTTAAATCAATGCCTCTTGAAGACAATGATATTATAGTTTTATGTCACGATGACTTAGAAATAATATCTAACGTTGAAACCTTAATTAATTATTTAGGGGTAGCTAGAAAACCTAACGTTGGCTTTGTAGGACTTGCTGGCTCCTGTTATATTCCAAGAGAGGGCGGTTGGTGGAATGCCAGAAACACAGGAGACGCTAGAGGTTTTGTGTTTCAAGGAACAAATCATGAAACTATGACTCCTAACTATTTTGGTAAAAGTGGTCAGGTAGTTGTGTTGGATGGATGTTTTATGGCAATTACATATGGCAACCTTAAAAAGGTTGAATTGAAGCAGCCAGAGTATTTAGAAACAGGGTGGGATTTTTATGATATTCACCTTACGTATACGGCGCACATGAAAGGTTTCTCAAATTACACGGTTCCTATTATTGCAATGCATGAATCTTCTGGTATAATGAGAGAGGGGTGGTTTGCTGCTAGAGAAAAATTTATGAGGCATCACGCTGGGACTGTTCAATACGCCAAACTACCCACAGATAAAACACACGGATTACCATAATGGATTATTTAGTAAGCGTTTTAGTTTGGATCATGGCCGTTTACGGTATGACCACAATCATTGTTACTTCAACAATAATGAATCCTGTCAGGAAACTGATCTCTGCTTGGGTTCCTCCTCTCGGAAAATTAGTTAACTGCATGTTGTGTACAGCATTCTGGGCAGGAGTTTTCTGGGGTATGCTGTATTGGAATCCTTTCTCAAAGGTAGAAGGCAATATGTTCCTACACGCCCTTTTCTCAGGCTGCTTTGGATCCGCTACCACTTGGCTGATCTACCTTAAGTTCTTCCCTTTGATGCAGGGTAAGTGAAGGTTGTCAACAGCCCCCAGCGCAGTTAGTGACAGGTCTAATACCAAACTTTATTTTAAGTAACATTAGAATAGGTTCACAGGAGTAATTTTGTTTTTAAGCCTAGGTCTTTCAAATGCCCCACAGTCAGCAATGCCCAGTCTGGTTGAATTTGAAAGATCCTCTGCGGCTGATGTGATTCCTGATACAGGTCCACTAACCACATAATCCAAAGCAAGATTATTAGGGTGATCAACGAGTGCGAAATTTTGAGAGCAAACAGTGTAATCGCCTAAGAAAGATACTTCACCTGCTCCTGGATCTGATCCATCCGTATTGAAAGTGACAAGAGGGCTATGGTTAACAATTGTATCAAAAACATTAGCATGATTACCTGTACCACGTTCAGTAATATCATCAATGCTTGAGCAATCTATGAAGTCGGGACAGAACGCTAATCTAGAAGCCGTAGAGTGAGTGTTGTAAATATTACCAACGGAGA